CGATCTAGCGCCGATTTACACACAGGGAAAATTTGAAAGGGGTGTTTCTGGCCCATGGCGACCATGAAAAGCATCACGGCCCGGGGCACCCGGCTGGAGCAGCTCAAGCAGCTGGCCAAGGTGCTGGCAACCGGCATTGATGCCTGCAAGGACTGCCGGGCCCTGCCGCAGCTGACCAAACAGTACCGGGAGACCATCCGGGAAATTGAAGAAATCGAAGGAGCAAAGGATGACACGGACGAGATCGGCGCGATCCTCGCACAGCGAGAGCATGATGGGAAGTCAGGAGCCGTCCGCGCGTATCGCACCGGAGTATCCGGCGACTGACGGGCAGGACGCCGTGCGCATCCTGCGGGCAGGCGGCACGGTGCTGGATCCGTGGCAGAGCGACATTCTGGACGACTGGATGAGCCGCACAGTGTCCGGCAAATGGGCAGCGCCTACGGCGGGCGGCAGTGTTCCCCGCCAGAACGGCAAAAGCCTGCTGGTGCAGGGACGTTCCGAGGCCGGGATGCTGCTGTTCAATGAGACGGTTATTTATACCGCCCACCTGCAGAAAACCGCCACCGAGACCTTTGAGGAAATGCGGGCCTTTTTTGAAAGCCCAAAGCTGCGCCGCCACGTGGCCGAGATCAAAACGGCGTTGGGCCGGGAGCAGATCATCCTGAAAAGCGGTGCCCGCATCAAGTTTCTGGCCCGCACCCGCAACGGTGGACGCGGTCAGCACGGCGACCTGCTGATCTTTGACGAGGCACAGGAGTTGGACGAGACCGCACAGGGTTCTTTCTTGCCCGCGATCTCCGCCAGTCTGAACCCACAGACCATCTATGTGGGCACGCCGCCCGGCCCCGACGCCGTGGGCACTGTGTTCCGCGCCCTGCGCAAGCGTGCGCTGGACGGCGAAGCCAAAAAGGCCGCATGGTTCGAGTTCTCGGTGCCGGAGATCGGCAACGTGAAGGACCCGGAGCGCTGGGCCGCGGCAAACCCGGCCCTCGGGCGGCGCATCCAGCTCTCCACCATCGAGGGTGAAGCCGAACAGCTGGACCCGGATACCTTCGCCCGGGAGCGTCTGGGCTGGTGGAGTCCGGAGATCACCGAGCATCTGGATTACGCCATCGACCGCACCGCATGGGAAGCCTGCGCCAGCGAGGACGAGAAGCCGGAGGGCAAAACTGCTTACGGAGTCAAGTTTTCTGCCGACGGCAGCGCCGTGTGCCTGTGCGGTGCGGTGATCCCGAAAGAAGGCCCCGCGCGGGTGTCGCTGCTGGAAATGCGCCCATCCGGTCAGGGCCTGACATGGCTGGCCGACTGGCTGAACGACCGGTACGGCAAGGCCAGCTGCGTGGTCATTGATGGCCGCAACGGCGTGGACGTGCTGGTGGAGCGCATCAAGGACACATGGCGGGCAAAGAACTCCGTGATCCGGCCCGGCGCAAAGGACGTGATCGCCGCAGTCAGCGGCTTTACCAACAGCATCAGCGAGGGCACCCTGACATGGTATAAGCCCCAGACGGTGCTGAACGAAAGCGCCGTCACCGCCGTCAAGCGGCCCATCGCGGGCGGCTTCGGCTTTGGCGGGGACAACAGCCTGCCGGTGGAAGCCTGTGCGCTGGCGCTCTGGGGCGCAAAGACCAGCCGCCGCGATCCCACCCGCAAAATGAAGATCGGCTGAAAGGAGAGCCATGCAGATTTTGAATTTTGGCCGTGTGCCCGGCCTGACAAAGGAAGAACAGCAGCAGCTTTCCGACCTCGCCGCGGCCTACAACTACCACCAGAGCCGCAATGCCGCCAAAGACAAATATTACGAGGGGCATATCACTCTGAACGATGTGAACCTCGGCATTGCCCTGCCGCAGGGGCTGCGCAATCTGGAGGTGGGCTGCAGCTGGGGTCAGAAAGCCGTGGATGTGCTGGCGGCACGCTCCATGTTTGACGGCTTTGTGAGCAGCAGCGGCAGTCTGGACAGCCTTGCCCGGCTGGTAAAGGACAACCGCCTTGTAGCCGAGTACGCCAAGGCCTGCCGAGACGAGCTGAAGTACGGCTGCGTATTCGCCACCCTGTCCGCAGATGCAGGAATCGGCTGCCGCATCCGGTTCCACTCACCCGCCATGGCGTCGGCCCTCTGGAGCGGCGAGAAAGGCCGCATCGACTGCGGCCTTGCCATCATCGACACCGTGAAGGATGAGCATTTTGAAGGCGTCTGGCGTCCCACGCTGGTGTACTTCTACACAGACACGGACTTGATCGTGCTGCGCAGCAACGGCAGTTTCTGGGCGGCGAAGCGCAAGCCCCACAAGATGGGCCGTCCGCTGATGGAGCCCATGATCTGGAACGCCACCAACTCCAAGCCCTTTGGCCGCAGCCGTCTGAAACGCCCCATCCGGGCGCTGATCGACGATTATGTGCGTACCGCTGCCAACGCCACCATTGCGCTGGAGTTCGACACCACCCCGCAGAAATACGTTCTCGGTGTGACCGATGAGCAGTATGACGCCATCGTTTCCAACAAATTCAAGACCTACATGGGCGCTCTGATCGCGGCCACCTCCAACCCGGAGACCGGCGAAAACCCGGAGTTTGGACAGCTGGCACAGGGCAGTCTGACACCCCATGTGGAGAAGATGCGCATGACGGCCACCCAGTTTGCAGCGGCCACCGGCCTGACCGTCACCGACGTGGGCGTGGTGAACGATGCAAACCCCACCAGCAGTGACGCCATCCTTGCCCAGAGCCAGACACTGGTGCTGCTGGCCCAGCAGCTGAACACCGGCAACGGTGATGCCCTGCGCACCATTGCCTGCATGGCGCAGGCCGTGGCACGGGGCTGTGAGCTTTCCGACCTGACCGAAGAGGAGACCGGCATCATGGCGCACTTCAAAAATCCTGCCATGCCCAGCGTGGCTGTTACGGCGGATGCTGCCATCAAAATCGCATCTGCCCGGAAGGAGTTTGCCGGAACGGATACTTTTCTGGAAATGATCGGCTTTGATCAGGCGGACATCCGGCGCATCAAGGCGCAGGAGCAGCGCCAGCGCGGCCAGAAACTGCTGATGGAGATGGAAGATGCAGATCTCAGCGAAAACGTGGAATGAGTACGTCACCCGGCTGTCCCGGCTGAACCAGAAAGCCGGGCAGCTCATGCGGGAATACATAGACGCTCACGGCACAGCCGACACAGACGACCTTGTGGCCTACGCTTACGGCCTTGTAACGAAATACGGCGAAGGCATCGCAGAGCTGGCCTGCCAGATGTATGAAGCACTGGCCGAGGCGCAGGGCGTGTATGTGCCCGCCGCAGAGCCTGCCGCTACCGCCAGCTATGGCGAGGTGGCCCGCATGGTGAGCGCTACCAAGGACCAGAACCCCGCCAACCTGCCAAACGGCGTCAGCCGCCTTGTGAAGCGTGCCGGTGCGGACACCACCCTGAAAAACGCCATTCGCGACGGCGCGGAATGGGCATGGGTGCCCCATGGTGACACCTGCCCCTTCTGCATCACGCTGGCGTCCAATGGTTGGCAGAAGGCCAGCCAGAAACTGCTGAAGGGCGGGCACGCGGAGCATATCCACGCCCATTGTGACTGCGAGTTTGCCATCCGGTTCGACCACCGCACCACAGTTGCCGGGTACGATCCGGACAAGTATTACCGGCAGTACCGGGAAGCGGGCGGCGACATCAACAAAATGCGCCGCATTGATTACGCCGCCAACCGGGAGCGCATCAATGCACAAAAGAGGGCGGCGTATGCGGCGCAGGCATACCGCAAGGATCTGGGGGCAGCCAGTAAGATCACACTGACCCGCAGAGCGGAAGCTGTTGAAATCTCTGTGAAGCAGGTCGAATCTTACAAAACGCCGGTCTTTATTTCAGATAAGGCGTCCATCAAGCCCAAGGCGCTGCATGAGGTCAACCAGAACACAGAGCACGCATTGACCGACTGGGGCGTAAGCATTGACCACAAGCCTAAAATCGTGATCGTCAGCGATGATGAATTGCGCGGAGCACTGGGCATCTATGACCCTTGCGAGAATATCGTTTACTACGCTGAAAGCATCGGCAAGAAGGCAGTGCAGGAAGCATCCGGCGGTGCTGGTGCCGTTGAAGCTCATGAAATGTGGCACATGAAGCAGGCAGAGGATTTCCGGCAATCCGGCTGGACGATCACCCGCGAAAATCGCGGGGAGTATCTCGATGCTCTGTGCAAAAAGTGCAGGGAACGCATTGACAAACTTGGCATTACGCGCGATAATGTAGGAAAAATCAGCAAATATGCTGCTGATATGTATTTAGGCGACCGCTTTGATGAAGTCGAGGCGGAATTTATGTCGTTAAGGAGGCGAACGTAACATGTGCATATTGGGTTATCCCCCGGAAATTCAAAAGTTAGTTGATACGTTTGATCCTTACCGTACAGCGATTCTTGAAAAAGACTTTTCTGCTGTTCCTGAGGAAGCGTTGAAAGCGTATCATAAATTTAAAAACTGGGCCTGGGAACAGGATCAGTAATTGAACCACGATGCACGCGCACCGTGGTTTTCTTTTGCCCATTTTTCAGGAGTAGTATATGCTTGAAACTTATCTGACCGTAAAAACAGTCTTTCTTCTGCTCAATTTGGCTCTTCTGCTGCTGTACCTCATTTTCTGCGGAATTGCCCTCATTCAAGCCGTTGTTGAACGCCGCGAGTTCCAAAAGACGATGAAACAGCTCGTAGATGACGAGAAAAAACGGCACACTGACTAAAGAGCCTGATTTTAGTTACTATCAAGCACGATGCAGTTTTGCACCGTGCTTTTTTCATGCCGTTTTAGCTCATGTTGGTCAGAGCGGCTGCCTCGTAAGCAGCAGGCCGCTGGTTCGATTCCAGCAAACGGCACCATGCGGCGGGCGGCGCGTATCCCGCCCAAGACCGGATAACTGACAGAGAACAGTGTAAAAAACTGTGGTCTCACACACGAAAGGAGTTTCCACCATGAAGCGTGAAGACGTGAAGAACAAGATCCCCGGCATCACCGACGAACAGCTGAACTGGATCATGCAGGAGAACGGCGCAGACATCAACCGGGAGAAGTCTGCCGCCACTGCTCTGCAGACCCAGCTGGACAATGCCAATGCTCAGCTCAAGACCGCACAGGACGGCCTGAAAGCCTTTGACGGCGTGGATGTGGCAGGCCTGCAGGAGCAGGTCACCAAGCTGAAGGCCGACATGAAGGCGCAGGCCGAGGGCTTTGCCTTTGATAATGCCCTGAATGCCGCCATCATGGGCAAGAAGGGCCGCAACATTCAGGCGGTGCGTGCTCTGCTGGATCTGGATGCTTTGAAAGGTTCCAAAGACCGTACCACCGACATTGGCAAGGCTCTGGACGATGCCGCCAAGGCGAATCCGTGGGCTTTTGGCGATAGCCAACCCGGGTACCCTGATGTCAGGGATGGCGGAGACCCGCACCACACCCCCACCGGCTCTACCAGCGAGCAGTTTGCAGACTGGTTTGCGCAGGTGACCAAGTAACAAAGGAGTATTTTTATGGCGACTGATATCAACCGCACCACCTCTATTGCCCTGCCCGGCGAGGTATCCAGTGAGATCCTGCAGAAAACGCAGGAAAGCTCCGCTGTCATGTCTCTGGCACAGCAGATCAAGCTGCCGGGTCTGGGCGTGACCATTCCCGTTATCACCGGCGACCCGGAAGCCGCATGGGTGGCGGAGACCGCAAAGAAGCCGGTCAAGCGCGGCACGCTGGACACCAAGATCATGCAGCCCTACACGCTGGCCGTGATCGTACCCTTCTCCAACCAGTTCCGCCGCGATGTGCCCGCACTGTACAAGCAGCTGGTGAGCCGTCTGCCGCTGGCTTTGGCACAGAAATTCGACGCCACTGTGTTCGGCGGCGTCACCGCGCCCGGTTCCAACTTTGACACCCTGAAGAGTTGCACCGCGCAGGAGATCGGCACCGACGCCTATGCCGGTCTGGTGGCTGCTGACGCCGACATTGCCGAACATAACGGCATCCTGAACGGCTGGGTGCTGTCCCCCAAGGGCAAGGCTCTGCTGCTGAATGCTGTAGACGGCAACAAGCGTCCGCTGTTTATCAACAACGTTGCCGAGGGCGCTGTGCCCATGATCCTGGGCTCCCGCACCCTGCAGAGCAAGGGCGCTTACCTCTCCGGCACGCCGGATGTCGTTGGCTTTGCCGGTGACTGGACGCAGGCTATGTATGGCACCGTGGAGGGCGTGCAGATCGCCATTGCGGATCAGGCAACGCTGCAGGATGGCGAAGACACCATCAACCTGTTCCAGCAGAACATGTTTGCCGTGCGTGCTGAGATCGAGGTGGGTTTCCGCTGCGACACCACCGTGTTCAACAAGCTGACCAAGGCGGCGGGCTGATGGTGGAGTTCATCAATCAGCTGACCGGCACAGTCATGTACGTGGCCGAGGAACGCGCGGCAGAGTATGCCGCCGCAGGCCATAAGCAGGTGGCGCGGGATCCTCCCGCAGCCGCTGCGGTCGAAAAGCCCAAAACCGCCCGCAAGACCAAAGCGAAGTGAGGTGCCGCCATGCTTTATGCCGAAGTAGAGGACGTGGAGGCGGGCTTCCGCGTCCTGTCCAGAGATGAACAGACACAGTGCGCTGCCCTGCTGGCCGAAGCCGCCGTGATCATCGACAGCTACAACCCGGATGCAGGCGAAGATGCCAAGCGGGTGGTCTCCTGCCGGATGGTGCGCCGTCAGCTAGGCGAGAGCGACAGCGGGGGCGGCGTGTCTTTTCCCATGGGCTCCACGCAGGGCACTGCCACGGCGCTGGGTTACAGCCAGAGCTGGACTATGAGCGGCGGCTCTTCCGGTGAGCTGTATCTTTCCAAGCTGGAAAAGAAGCTGTTGGGCGTCGGCAGCCGCATCGGGGCACGCAGCCCTCTGGAGGACTTATGCTGAAAGGGATCGATATAACTCTCTACACCAAGACCCAGACCGGCGAGGACGACGCCCATAATCCGGTCTATAAGGAAACGCCTGTCACCGTGCACAACGTGCTGGTGGGCGAACCTTCTGCCGAAGAGATCACCACCGAGCTGCAGCTCACCGGGCGGCGGCTGGCCTATACGCTGGCCATCCCCAAGGGTGATACCTACGACTGGGAGGATGCAAAGGTAGAGTTCTGGGGCCAGACCTTCCGCACCTGCGGCGGCGTTGTGCAGGGCATTGAGAGCATGATCCCGCTGTGCTGGAACAAAAAGGTAAAGGTGGAGCGCTATGGGTAAGGTCCGCATTGAGCTGAACAGCCCCGGCATCCGGGCGCTGCTGCGCTCCCCGGAGATGCAGGCGGTGCTCAAGGACCGCGCCGACACCGTGAAGGACCGCTGCGGCGATGGCTACGAATCCTACTTGACCCCTACCCGCGCCGGAGCCGTGGTGGAGACGGTTTCCCGCAAGGCCTATGACGACAACTCGGCCAACAACACCCTGCTGAAAGCCGTCTCCGACAGCCGCAGCGGTGCAACAGTGCATGAGCACAAGCGCCGACTGAAAGATGGGCGTGTCATCACAGTGAGGAGCTACCAGAGAAAGAAATGATCGAAGAACTGATTCAAAATTTTCTGTCCGGGCGGTTGTCGGTGCCTGTCCGCCTGACGGTGCCCACACCGGCCCCGGACAGGTTCGTGGTATTGGAAAAGACCGGCTCCGGCTACGAGGACGGCCTGTATGCCGCCACGCTGGCCGTGCAGTCCTATGGCCCTAACACCACCGACCATGACGGCACGCTGGATGCCTCCCGGCTCAATGAAGCCGTCAAGGCAGCCATGGAAGATGCCGCAGAACTGCCGGAACTTTCCAGCTGTGAGCTGAGCACTGACTATCGCTTCCCGGATACCACCCGCAAACGGCCCAGATATCAGGCGGTTTTTTCTATCACACATTACTGACCCGAAAGGAACAACACACAGGGCAAATGCAAAAAATGTCACCGCCGCAAAGCCCAAGGTGGGCGGTGCCGTCTGGCGCGCACCTCTGGGCACCCCGCTGCCCACGGATGCAAAGTCCAAACTGAACGAAGCCTTTGAATCGCTGGGCTACATTTCCAGTGACGGCCTGACCAACTCGAACTCTCCCAGCAGCGAGAACACCACGGCATGGGGCGGTGATACCGTGCTGACCCAGCAGACCGAAAAGCCTGACACCTTCGCCTACACCCTGCTGGAAGCCCTGAACCCGGCGGTGCTCAAGTCTGTCTACGGCGATAAGAACGTTGCCGGCACGCTGGAGACCGGCATCACGGTCAAGGCCAACAGCGACGAACAGCAGGACTGCAGCTGGGTCGTGGACATGGTGATGAAGAACAACGCGCTCAAGCGCATCGTGATCCCGGATGCGGCAGTGTCTGCCGTGGGCGATATCGTCTATTCCAACGGTGCGGTGGGCTACAACACCACCATCACCGCGGTGCCGGACACCGAGGGCAACACCCACTACGAGTACATTCTGGGCGGCACTGCCGCCACCCAGTCTGCCGCCGAGAGCACCGCAGACAATAAGGAGGTAAAGGCATGATTGCAAAAACGGAATCCGGTTTTGAGATCGAGCTGGACGATGAAGCCATGAACGACGTGGAGCTGGTGGAGGCCATTGTGGAAATGGACACGGACGGTACCAAGCTGTTCTATGTGGCGGACCGCCTGCTTGGCAAGGAAGGCAAGAAGAAGCTCTACGACCACCTGCGTGACGCCAAGGGCCGCGTGCCGGTGGTTGCCTTTGGTGCAGCGATCGGTGAGCTGATCCGCAGCTTTTCCGCAGGAAAAAACTCTGCATCCTCTCCGAACTGATCGCATCGGACGAGGACGCGCTGATCTGCGATTTTGCGCAGTATTACCATGTTCTGGACTGGCGCAGCCTGCCGCCGCGTCTGGCGGCCACCCTTGCTGCAGGTCTGCCGGAGAGCAGCCGCAGTATGCTGCGGCTGGCCGGGCAGCGGGTGCCTATAGAAGATCAGCTGCAGGCATCTGCTGCCGACACGCTGAACCGCATCGAGTGGTGGCTGCTGGGCAAGCCCGGCAGGCCGCCCAAGTCCATTCTGGAAGCTCTGACCGGCACAGGCTCCGGCAGCGACACGGAGGATGTGCAGAGCTTTGCCAGCCCGGAAGAATTTGAAGCGGCCATTGCTGCGCTGAAAGGAGGTTGATGGAGATGCCGGACAAAATCGAGTTGGCGAAAGCCTATGTGCAGATCGTGCCGTCGGCAAATGGCATCCGGGCTGCACTGACTGACATTTTTGACGAAGAAACGGACGGCTTAGGCGCAAAGGTTGGCCAGAGCATTGGTGCCCAGCTGGTCGGTACTATCAAAAAAGTGCTTGCCGCCGCTGGCATCGGTAAGATCATCAAGGACTCTCTTGATATGGGCGGTGCCCTGCAGCAGAGCATCGGCGGCATCGAGACGCTGTTCAAGGACAGTGCCGATACCGTCAAGCAGTATGCCGCACAGGCGTACCAGACCGTGGGCCTCTCCGCCAACGACTACATGGAGCAGACCACCAGCTTTGCGGCCAGCCTGCTTTCCAGCGTGAGCGAAGATACCAATGCCGCCGCCCAGCTTGCCAACATGGCCATGGTGGATATGGCCGACAACGCCAACAAGATGGGCACGGATATGCAGGATATCCAGAATGCCTATCAGGGCTTTGCCAAGCAGAACTATACCATGCTGGACAACCTCAAGCTGGGCTATGGCGGCACGCAGGCCGAGATGCAGCGTCTGCTGACCGACGCGGAGAAGATCTCCGGCGTCCATTATGATCTGGGCAATCTGGCTGACATGTACAGCGCCATCCATGTGATCCAGCAGGAGATGGACATCACCGGAACAACGGCGAGAGAAGCCGCAACCACCCTGACCGGCAGCTTTGCGGCCATGAAGGCGGCGGCGCAGAACGTGCTGGGCAATTGGAGCACCGGCGCAGACCTGACGGCCCCCCTGCAGGCACTGACGGACACGGCGCAGACCTACCTCGTGGGCAACCTGCTGCCCATGATCGGCAACGTGCTGCAGGGCATCCCGCAGGTCATTTACGGCCTTGTGCCCGAAGTGGTGCAGACCGGCACCGAGCTTCTCGGCTCTCTGGCGCAGGGCTTCACGCAAGGCATCCCGGATTTTCTGGCGAATGCTCTGCCGCAGCTGCGTTCCTTTACGGAAAACCTGCGGGAAAATGCCGGGGAGTTCGTGAACGCCGGTCGGGACATGATCACCCAGCTGGCCAACGGCCTGATCGCGGGTCTGCCGGACCTCATCGCCTATGTGCCGGATATCATCATCAATATCTGCGGCATCATCAGCGACAACATGCCGAAGCTCCTTGCAGAGGGCGTCTCGCTGGTGGTGCAGTTGGGCGTGGGTATCGTAAAGGCTGTGCCCGACCTGCTGGCCAACTGGAAGAAGATCCTGCAGGCGGTGCTTTCGGTCATTTCTGCAGTGAATTGGCTGAACATCGGCAAGAACATCCTCACCGGCATGGCAAACGGCGTCAAGAGCATGGGCTCTTCCATGCTGGCTGCATTCAAGGGCGGTTTTTCCAGCGCCCTGGCATGGATCAAGAGCCTGCCCTCGCAGGCGGTGCAGTGGGGCAAGAATCTGATCCAAAGCTTCATCAACGGTCTGACCGGCAAGGGCAAAGTGGTGGGTATCGCTACTGCAGCCACTGCCGGTTTTACCATCGCCGATGTTGCAAGCCGTGACGAGCTGGCCGACTGGACCTCCGCCAACACCAGCCTTGCCGACAGCGCCCAGACCGTGGCGGATATCGCTATCCCGGCCTATACCAAGTCCGGCAATGCGGCAGCCGCCGCAGGGAAAGCAGCGGGCACAGCCGCAAAGGCCGCCGCATCGGTGGTCAACTCTTACTCTGACACGGTGACCGAGGTGCTGGGCAAAGTGACCCGCACCACCCAGACCGTAAACGAGGAGCTTTCCAACGGAAAGAAGCAGCAGACCCAGACCATCACCGAGACCAGCCGCGACCTCGTGAACGGTGTGCTGAAGGATATCAAGACCGTTACCAGCATTGCCGCCGACGGCAAAAAGACCGTGCAGCAGACCATGGATACGGTGCGGGAGATGGCCAATTCAGTCACATCGACCTTTGACACAGTGGTAAATGGCATTGCTACCAGCACCAAAACCATCAAGGAAACACTGACCGACGGCACCGAGACCACCAAAAAGGTGATCACCGAGACCTTCAATAAGGTGGTGGACGGTGCCCTCGTGACCATCGAGCGGGTCAAGAACGTTGCCGCCGACGGCACCGAACAGACGGCCGAGACCATCAAGAAGGCCAGTGCCGACAGTTTTTCTGGCCTTGTAAAGGGCTGGCAGGACGAGGCCGACAAGGGCGTGCTGGGCACCTTCGGCACGTTGTACAAAGCCGTGAAGAGTCAGGACTGGCTCAGCGTCGGGCAGTGGGTCCTTTCCACCCTGTACAACGGTCTTGCACCGGAGACCAAGCTGCTGATCGATGACTTCGGCAAGAATCTGATCCAGCAGGTCAACGGTTTTCTGGGCGAGGGCATCAGCCAGCTGGCCAATGGCGCGTGGGACCTCGGAACCCAAATCTTCGACGGCCTGACCGGCGGCTTTGGCGATGTGGTCAGCCAGTTCTCCGGCCTGGGCAGCACACTGCTGGACATTTTTGGCGGTCTGCAGGGGCCGCTGAGCGCGGCGGCTCTCGCCATCAGTCAGGGCCTGCAGGGCGGTCTGATCTCTGCATTCCCGGAGATCCTGGCTTCGCTGGGCGGCCTGATCGGTGCCATCGGCGGTGCGTTCGTGGCAATGCTGCAATCCATCGGCATGGCGCTGCTGCCGACCGGATTCGGGACCCCGAAGGGCCTGCTGATGATCGCAGCGGGCGTTGCTCTGGTGGCTGCGATCGCGGCCATCGTTGCATCGCTCGGCGGTGCCTTCAAGAAAAAGAGCACACCCGGCACGGGCAGCTCTTCCAGCAGCGCCGCAGGCAGCACCATCACCGAGGCTTCCAGCAGCCTGTGGGACTACGAGAAGAAAGCTCCGCTGCCCCAGCGCACCCAGCGGCCCAATATCGAAGTGAACCAGTACATCTACAGCAAGGCGCAGACAGCGGCGGACCTGATGCGCGAAGCACAGTATGAGCAGGAAAGGGCGGTGCTGCAGGGTGTTTGACGCTGTTTTTACCTCCAGCACCGGACAGAGCTTTGCCTTTGGCTACAAGGCCAGCGTGCTGTGGAGCTGTGACCCGCTGGGCGACCTGCCTGTGGATCTGGAAACCAGTCAGGGTTATCAGCAGGTGGGTGCTCCTGTGGAGAACCGCAGCATTTCCGGCGTCACCCGCACCATCACCGGGCGTATCCTGCGCAATGTCGATTACTGCAAGCGTCAGCTGCGGGACGTGTTTGCGCCGGGCGTGACCGGGCGGTTCACCGTGGCCGGGAAATACTGGTGTGACGCCGAGGTGCAGCGCTGTCCGGCCATCAGCGCGGCGCTGCTCTGGCCCACCTTCAGCTTTCAGCTGTACTGCCCCAACCCCTATTGGCACAGCGTAGAGGAAACGCTGGCCGCGACCATCAAGGTGACACCTGTGTTCCGCCTGCCGGTGTGCTACGACGCGCACCAGTTCGGCATCCGGGAGCAGGGCGATTATATCCGCATCGTCAACAGCGGTCTGGATACCCAGAACTTTCGGCTTTCACTGTCGGCCAGAGGGCCCGTGGTCAACCCCGGCGTCCTTAACCCGGAAACGGGCGAATACCTGCGCTTTGTTACGACCCTGCAGGACGGCGACGAGCTGCAGGTCTACCGCGAAAACGACTTGCTGCGGGTCCAGCAGCTCATTGACGGCAAAGCCTACGACGTGCTCTCCATCCTTGACGGAAGCAGTACCCTTTGGACGGTGTATCACGGTGCGCAGGCATGGCAGCGCACCGCAGAATCCGGCGACGGCTGGCTTTTCCTGACGCTGACCATGCACGCAGCGTATTCCACCATCATCACGGAGGGTTCCAATGGCTGAGATCATTTCTGCACTGACAGCATCCGGGCACAAGAGCATCTGCGTCTATGATATCCGGCTCAATCTGCTGGGCCGCATTGAAAGCTGGGTCTCGCTGGTCTGGCCGGAACGCTACAACGTCTATAGCGACACCCAGGGTGCACAGCTGGAGCTGCACGACACGACCGCTTTGCAGGCGCTGTGCCGCCCGGACCGGTATCTTTGGCTGGTGGGCAGCGACCGGCTCATGCGCATCGTGTCGGCCCAGAAATCCGACCACAAGCTGGTGATCGCCGCAAAAGACGCCGCCTGCATTCTGGATGAACGCGGTCACACGGACACCCTGAGCAATTTTGCCGCAGAGGAAACGTTGCGAAGTCTGGTATCCAGTGCTGCTGCGTGGCCCTGCCTTGAACTGGGCGATGCTGCAGGACTGACGGACACCTACAGCGGCGAGGTCAAGCCCGGCAGTCTGTTGAAGCTTGTCGAACAGGTGTGTCAGGAGCTGGACATCGGCTTCCGGGTGCGGTTCGATCAGCCGGAAGCGAAACTGCTGTTTGAGCTGTTCCGGCCAAAACTCGACCCGAACGCCCGGTATGCGCCGCAGTACGGCAACCTGACCGACCTGACCTATACCGAGAGCATCACGGACTATAAAAACGTGTGCGTGGTCGTTGGCGCGGAAGGCACCGCCACCGTGGGTGCAGCGGAGAACACCGGCTCTGCCCGGCGGGAGCTGATTGTGGATGCTACCAGCAAAAAGAAGGAAGGCGGCCAGTCTCAGGCGGACTATCTTGCCGCCCTGCGCGCACAGGGCGAGCAGGAGCTTGCCAAACATACCCGGCTGGAAAACTTCCGCTTCACCCCCACCGGCAGCATCACGGTGGGCATGGTGGTGGAGGCCAGCCTGCCCGGAACGGACATTCAGGCCGCTGCCCGCATTACCTCTGTGACCCTGAGCTCCCAAAAGGGTGAAAACTCGGTCAGCACAGAGATCGGCACCCCGATCATCAGGAGGAAACAATGAGCATTATCACATATCCGCTGAACGGCGTGGTTTACAGCGCCGAGGACGTGGCCACCTACCTGTGCACCCGCACATCCGGCGTCTACTCCAAAGAGACCAACTTTGCTGTCAGAACCACCGGTACACGGCAGATCACCGTTGCGCCCGGCCTTGCATGGATCAATTACGACGACTTTAAAGGCGTATCCGTGTGCAGTCGGGAAGAGAACGTCTTGACCGTCCCCGAAGCAGACAACACCCTCAACCGCGTGGATCGCGTCGTGTTGCAGTTTGACACCTCGGAGAATATCACGGCGATCAAGCTCAAGACAGGCACGCCTGCCGTGGCCGCACAGCCGCCCGATATCCTGCAGAACCATAATCAGTACGAGCTGGGCCTGTGCACCATTTCGGTGCCCGCAGGCAGCACTTCCGTCACCGCCGCCGACATCACCGACACCCGCGCGGATGAGACCGTCTGCGGCGTCATGCGGGACGGCGTGACGGGGATCCCCACCGCCCAGCTGCAGGCGCAGGTAAAGGCCATGCTGGACAGCCTGCAGGCCGAGGTGGACAGCAGGAGTTTTTATACCCGTGCCGAGGTGGACGCACTGCTGAAAAGCGTGAATCCTTTTCCCGTGGGCAGCATCTACCAGAGCACCGACCCCACCAGCCCCGCCGCACTGTTCGGCGGCAGCTGGGAGGTGATCGCTTCCGAGCGGGTGCTGATGGGTGCATCCAGCACCCACGCAGCAGGCACCACCGTGAAAGCCGGTCTGCCGAACATCACGGGCACGTTATCTGATATAATGGGCAACTTTTATGCTTATCCATCTGGTAACGGTGCGTTTTCTGTCAAAGGCGTAGGCAGGTCACTCGAGAACGGGTCTGACGGAAATTATGGCAATGTATTTTTTGACGCATCCAAGTCCAACGCCATTTATGGCAACAGCACCACCGTGCAGCCCGCCGCCTACTATGTGCACATCTGGCACCGCGTGGCCTGAGAAAGGAGGTTTTGAACCATGAAGATCATTGACGAGACCGGCGCGGTCGTGGAAAACCCGGACCTGACGCTTGGGTATCTGACCGATGACACCCAGCCGCTGGAGCACCCGGCGCAGGAGGCCGTGGCCGAGGTGGCCCACTACGAGACGGTGGCCGAATATCCCGGCGGCGGCAGGGACGTGCAGCGGGTGGTGGATGTGCCGGGCGTACCGGCAAGGCCCGCGTGGGTCGAGCAACTGCCCATTAAAAGGTACATCCGCTACACCGCCGAAGAGCTGGCCGCGCAGGAAGAAGCGCGCAAGAAGCAGGAAGCCAAGGACAAGCTACCGGAGACGGTGGCGGCACTGCAGGCCGCCCAGGCCGACGCCGACGAGATGAACGTGGATCAGGCTTATCGCCTGACTCTTTTGGAACTGGGCGTGACCGATGACGAAACAACTGAAAGCGCATAAACAGAAAGGAAGGAATACTATGGCACTTTATAACACTTGCAAACGCATGATCGAGCGCGGTCAGACCGCTGGTATGGCAAAGAAGCTGGATATCTTCTACGCCGCCAACAAGTTGACCGATGAACAGTACGCCGAGCTGACCGGTATGCTGACCGAAAAGACCAGCGCCTGACCGGGCCGGAAAAAGACGCACCAAGGAGGTGCTACTTTATGATCGAGTTCCCCATCACGCTGACATCCGGCGGCAGCGTATGCCTACCCGGGCGGGCATACGCGCTGGCCCTCGGCTACACCAAGAACCGGGGCGTGTACCGCCTTGCCGTCACCGCTTCCGGCGAGTGGGAAGGGCTGGCTATCCGCTGCTTCTGGCACGTGCCGGACGGCAAAGACCCGGCATCCTCGCTGGTGGACGGCTATGTGGACGTGCCCGCCAGCGTGACCGCACAGCCCGGAAGCGGGTGCATCACCTTTGAGGGCAGCGACGGCACCAAGACCGTCACCAGCGCAGACCTGCGGTATCGTGTCAGCGCCAACTCCGGCACAGAGGACGGCACCGAGCCGGAGCCGGGCACCCCTGCATGGCAGCAGCTGGTGGATGCCGTGCACACTGACGCCACCGCCGCAGAGCAGGCCAAGACCGATGCGCAGACTGCAGCGCAGCAGGCTGGGGCATCTGCCAAAAAGGCCGGGCAGGCCCTCTCTGACACCATCACCGCCAAAGAGGACGCACTGAAAGCCATCGGTGACAAGCAGGCCGCCGCCACGAAGGTTGTGGACACAGCCCGGGACGAGGCTCTCCAGTAGGTGGAAGCCTCTACAGAAGCCGCTCAGACCGCCGCCAGTGAAGCCGCCACCAGTGCGGGCAATGCCAGCCAGAGCGCTCAGGAAGCCGCTGGCAGCCTGCAGGAGCTGAAGGACGGCATTGCCGCTGGTGACTTCAAAGGCGAGCCAGGCAATGACGGTAAATCCCCAGTTGTGACTGTAACTGACATCGAAAATGGCCATCGTGTCAGCATCACTGACAAAGACGGTACAAAAACAATCGATGTCTTAAATGGGCAAACTGGCAAAACCGGTGCAACGCCTGTTCTGACGATTGGTACGGTGTCCAGCGGAGACAAGCCTTCCGCCGACATTACCGGCACACCTGAAAATCCGGTGCTTAACCTGAGGTTGCAACCCGGGCCTCAAGGCCCTGCCGTAGCACTGGACACCACCCTCACCCACGAGGGCGAAGCCGCTGACGCAAAAGCCACAGGTGACGCGATCAGCGCAGTAAAGGTGCGGCAGAACATCCTCGCAGGCAGTGAAATAGGCAACCCTATCTCCGTTGCCGACGCTTTCCCTGCACCCCTGTGCGGCCTGACCGTGTACGGTCGGAGCACGCAGTCCGGGACCCCCACGCCGGATGCACCTGTGCCTATCGTGAGCGCAGGCGACGGTGGGAGTTTGACAGTGAAGGTGACGGGGAAGAATCGGATGCCGCCCAACCTGAAAACGGGTAACGTTGTCGAGTGCTTTGTCAAGAAAAACACACCGATAGCTTTAGTATTCAAAGGCGATTTAGTTTCGCAAGGTGGAAACATCTTATTCTTTGACGAGAACAACAACCAAAACTGGTTTGGTATTGACAAAGGTAAGGCTGAACACCATATACAGTATCCAGTGGACTTAACGAAGTTCCAGTATCTGTTGTCCGATATGGCTAGTGAAAACGTGTGCCTGACATGGAACGCATCATCTCCCGATTATGAACCCTACCGTGAACAGCTCCTCACCCTGCCCACTCCCACTGGTCTCCCCGGCATCCCTGTCACCTCTGGCGGCAACTACGCTGACAGCACAGGCCAGCAGTGGGCGTGCGACGAGGTGGACTTGGAGAGAGGGGTGAAGGTGCAGAGGGTAAAATCGCGCCGAATTTTGTCAAGTGAGATAGCAGATACGTTATTAGGCGTTAATTCTTGCTATCTTATTGAACAAAATGCCGCCCGTCCTACAGCCAACTCGTTTATTGGCCACCTTATATGCACTAACCTTGAGTGCGCTTCCTGGTCTAATGTTGTTGATAAAGGTGTGCAAGGCATTTGTGTATTGAGTAATCGACCGTATATTGGTATTACAATACAAGGCTTTAAATCCGTAAATGAGTATAAAGATTTTCTGGACGAAAACGAAGTTGGCGTTGCTTACGACCTCGCCACCCCCATAGAAACCCCGCTCACCCCTTCCGAGATTGCCGCCTACAAAGCCCTCACCGCTTACGGCCCTGACACTGTGGTGCAGGCTGGTGACGGTGTGGGGGTCAAGCTGGAGTATCAGAGGGATGTGAACATTGCAATCAAAAAGCTGGAGGACGCCATTGCGTCCATGACCTAAGGAGGACACATGGCTATCAAAAGTAAAGCCCGGCATGACCTGACCCTGCGCTCCATCAAGCGGGAAATCGCCGCAAGACGCGACGTGGCATACTGGCTGGACAGGACGTATGTCCATCTGGACAGCGGTCTGCTGACGGAGGACGACATCGCAGAGGTGGAAGCTCTGGCGCAGGCGTACTACGACGCACTGGATGCGGAGGACAAGGCAGATCAGGAGCTGGAAGAGAACATGAAAATCGGGGCCTGACCCCGTGAAAGGACGTGATACATATGGCAATCAAGCAGTACAGCCTGAAGAAGGACGGCGCAAAGCAGCTCTCTCCCGCGTTCCGCGTGCGGCAGTTCCGCTGCCGCGACGGCACCGACACCATCCTCATTGACGAGGGCCTTGTGGTCCTGCTGCAGTGCATCCGGGAACACTTCGGCAAGCCGGTGACCATTACCAGCGGCTACCGCACGGCCAGCCACAACACGAGGGTGGGCGGCTCTAAATCCAGCCAGCACCTGCTGGGCCGCGCCGCGGACATTCAGGTGCAGGACACCGACCCGCTGGCTGTGGCCGCCTACGCTGAAAGCCTGGTGCCCGGCTGGGGCGGCGTGGGCCGCTACCCGGTCAAGGCAGGCCGTGCAAAGGGCTGGGTGCACGTGGACACCCGCCCGAACAAGAGCCGGTGGACACTGTGAGGGGAACAACATGAGCAAGACTATTTTTATCAGCCAGCCCATGGGTGGCTTGTCCGATGAACAGGTACTTCAGGAACGCACCGCCGCGATCAGCAAGGCAAAGGCCCTGTTGGGTGAAGATGTGGCTCCGCTGGAAACCTTCTTTGATGATTTCGGCCCGGCAGCAAAGCCGCTGGACTATCTGGCCCGGAGCATCGAGTTCCTTGCAAAGGCCGATGTGGCAATTTTCGCACCGGGCTGGAAGAATGCCCGCGGCTGCCGTATCGAACACCAGTGCGCAGAGGATTACGGCATCCCGGTGATGGAGGTGTGAGAACGTGAAAGATTATTTCTGCATGACCGTGGGCGCGTTGGGCGCTGCGTTTGCCAGCCTGTTCGGCGGGTGGGACGCAGCGCTGCAGACGCTCATCATCTTTATGGCAATTGACTACATCACCGGACTGATCGTGGCGGGCGTGTTCCACGCCAGCCCCAAGACCAAAAGCGGCACGCTGGAAAGCCGGGCAGGCTGGAAGGGCCTGTGCCGCAAGGGCGAAACACTGCTGATCGTGCTGGTGGCCTGCAGGCTGGATGCCGTGATGGGTTCCACCTTTGTACGGGATGCCGTTGTGATCGGCTTTATCTGCAACGAGACCATTTCCATCATCGAAAACGCGGGCTTGATGGGCCTGCCCATCCCGGCAGTGATCACCAAGGCCGTGGACATTTTAAAACAGCGCTCTGAAACCGAGCAGAAAGGATAACAACTTATGAATGAATTTCTGAAAGTCGCTCTT